GATTTAAAAGCAAAGATGGGATTTGGTGTCAATGTTGAAAAAGGTGAAATTCAAAATGCAAGTAATGCAGATAAACCAATTGATTGGATTTTAATGCCTGAAGCATTTCAGGATGCTATTAAACTTCCTGGTTTCCCACAAGGATATGTTACTACAATTTGTGGGCATCCGAACACAGGTAAATCAACTTTGGTAAACCATGCGATTGTGTCGGCACAAAGACAAGGAATTGTTCCTGTTATTTATGACACTGAGAATAATTTTGATTTTCAGTATGCAATAGATATGGGAATGGATGCAACACCTGTTTATGGAGATGTTAATGTGGAAGTTGTTGACCCTGAAACTGGTGATGTTTCAATTGTTAAAGAAAATAGAATTATTGAATATGACGGTCCGTTTGTTTATTTCAATAATGCAATATTGATGGAAAGATATGGAGATATTGATTATTCAACGGGTAAAAGAGGTGGAAAAAAGAGAAATTCTGCTGTTATTGAAGATATTGTATATTCAATTAATGAGTTTTTGGAAGCGCAAGCGGAAGGAGATATAGACCAAGGCTTCTTGTTCTTATGGGATTCGGTTGGAAGTATTGGCGGATTGAAGTCATATAATAGCAAGGTTGGAAACAATATGTTTGATGCCGGAACGATTTCAGCCGCTTTTCAAGATATAATGGATAATAAGATACCTTCATCAAGAAAAGTTTCTGCTAAATATACCAATACAATGGTTATGATTAATAAGATTTGGCTTGATGGTACTACGAACCCAGTTGCGCCACCTAGTATGGAAATGAAAGGTGGAAAATCAATCACATATCGTTCAAGGCTGATTATTCTTCTTGGCGGGCAATTAAAGGCTTCTGTTAAAAGACTGTCTGCTGTATCTAAAGGACTTACTTATAATTATGGTACACAAACAAAGATTAAGGTCCTGAAGAATCAATTGCCAAGCCCGTTCAATGTAACTTATGAGGGCGAGTTTATATGTACCGATACTGGCATAATTGGTACTGATAAGGATTCGCAAGAAGAATATAAGAAGAGAAGAATCCCTGAAATACTGAAGAAGTTGCATGAAATAGCAATAAATAACGGGAAAGACATTCAGTTTAATGGCGAAGATGTTGATTTCGTTGAAAGCGAAGGTGACCAAATTGAGTGATTATACTATTTATGTTATAAAGTAAATTACAATGTATTGTATGGCTTTTAATATAAATTAAACAACAATAAGGTGCTACTATGTAGATAGTAGTGCCTTTTTTTGTTGTTCGTTAATAATACTAAAAAACTATTTTTATGGCTAAGAAAAAGAGACTTGTGGAATCATTAGATGAAGATGAACTTGAATACATCAAAACAAAAATGAATCCTGAAAAGGAGGAAGCCAATTCAATTCCTTCAAAGTTATTAAATTTTAAACTAAAACTTAAATGTAAAAACCAAAAACAAAAAGAGTTACATAATTTAATAAAAGAAAAGCAAATAGTTTTTTGCCAAGGTTCGGCTGGAACTGGAAAGTCTTATATAGCAACAGAAACAGCGCTTGATTTACTAAAAAACGGGCCATATAGAAGAATTATAATTTGTTGCCCAAATGTAGAATCATCATCAATGCCTTTAGGACTTTTGCCTGGCACGGTGGACGAAAAGTTACAGCCATTTCTTGATGCAATTGAATTTACAATAGAAAAAATATTGGATGATAGTGGAAACTTTAACAGCAAAGATGTTCTTGTTAATCTGCTAAAGAATGATGTTGTTATTGAGGAAGCTGCTTCGTTTTTGAGAGGAAAAACATTTGATGATAGTATTATAATTGTTGACGAATCAGAGAATTTTAACAAACAGGAAATGCTTTTGATATTAACGAGAATAGGTAGAAATAGTAAAATGGTGTTTCTTGGCGATAATATGCAAATAGATAGAAAAGATATTAAGAAATCAGGGGAAAAATGTGGACTTGATTATGCTTTTGATGTATTAAAAGGTATAGAAGATATTGGATTTTTGGAATTTACGGAAGAGGATATTGTTAGAAATCCGATAATTACTGAAATTTTGAAAAAATGGAACAACATAGAGCTTTGATTTTTGGATAAAAATTTGTATATTATATAAAAAGTGTGGGAAATGGGTCAACCTGTAAGGCCAAATATAAAAGAATTACATCCTGAGTTGTCCGCAAAGCCGTTTTTTACGTTGATAATTGACGGAAACAATCTTTTGCGCCAATGTATGGCTGATACTAAGGTGAATGCTGATGGTATTCACTATGGTGGTATATTCCAATTTTTGCTTCAAATTAAGTTAATGCTAAAAGACTATCAATATTCGTATGTTTATGTAGTTTTTGATGACTCTGAATCTGGTATTTTGAGGTATCAATTATACAATGAATATAAAGCCAACAGAGATAAAAACTATGCAAAGCATGTTATTGATGGCGATGAGGAAAGTGACTATTGGAAACGCTTGAATATGACTATTAAGTGTATGGAAAAGGCCATATATAATAAAAGTAAGAAAAAAGAGCGTGAAGAATCGCTTTCTGACGAAGAAAAGGCGTTAAAAGAGGAAAGAAAGAAGAAAAAAGAGATTGTTGATGAAAATTTTGAACGAGAACGGAACATTATAATGCAATATTGCGATGAATTGTTCATAAGGGTACTTTTTGATAACAAAACTGAGGGTGATGATTTCATTGCGTACTACACATTACATAAAAAGCCCGAAGAAAGGGTTGTTATAGTAAGTTCTGACCAAGATTTAACGCAATTAATAACTCCAACTGTTTCAGTTTATGATAGAAGAATTAAAAAATATCTCTCTGTTAAGAACTTCAAGTCAATTAAGGGATATCCAATTGAAAATGTATTAATAAAAAAGATTTTGTGTGGTGATACATCGGACAATATAGGTAATATTAAGGGACTTTCCGAAAACAGATTGATGGAATTGATGCCTGAAATGGCGGATAGACCGATTACAATTGAAGAGGTAAAGGAAAGGGCCCAAAAACTGATAGATGAACGAATAGAGCAAAAGAAAAAGCCATTACAATGGCATGAAAACATAGTAAATGGCGTTTCAAACAAGGAATATGATGGGGATTTCTATGAAATTAACGAAAAAATCATTGATTTAAAGCATCCTTTACTTACAAAACGAGCAGAAAATGATATTGAATCAATGATGTATGCACCTATGGACCCAGAAGGCCGTTCTTTTGAAAATTTATACGAAATGATTAAGCGTGATGGCATAGAAGATTTGATGAATCCGAATTCTTTTTCAAGTTTTTTTGTTCCGTTTAAAGAATTGACAGATAGGGAAAAGAAAAAATTTAATGAAGAAAATTGAAATTATTTTTTTGCTTTTTTAAGAATAATTTTATATAATCTAAGTACAATTTTTAACTCAAAATAGATTGTTTAATTTTTAAAATTTTAAATTATGGTAGATTTTAAAACGAAGTCCAACGAATCACAACAAAAGGACTATAAAGAAAGATTCGAGTTTGTTTTTACTACTGATGGCAACATTATTTGTCAGCGTTACTTCAGAATTAATAACTTTAATCCTACTTCGTTGCGTTCTTATGAACTGACAAACGCAATTAGAAGGTGTGCTTCTGTTATTGACAGAGACCTTAGGGACAAAACACAGATTTATCTTTCCATTTATGCTCCAAGAGTATTTGATACTCAAAAGCAAATGGAAGAATACATTGCAAAAGACGAAAATTTTGCAAAGATGACGATTGGGGAAGGACTTGTTGTAAGGGGAAACACAGAGACTGATTTTGTTCTTTGTGCAGACAAGACAGCAAAGCCAATTGGCAGTAAATTTGACGATGGCGAACTTACTGAGGCAAATCCTGAAGATAATAAATCTTCATATAAGTTTGCATTTAAGGTTGATGGGCAGGAGGTATGCTCAATCGCTTGGGATGGGTATTATCCTAAGTTTGTGAGAGATAAAATTGACCTTTCCAACAAGAGAGGTAAGTTTTCTGAGGAAGATACGGAACATTTGACGTTTGAACAGTATCTTCTTTATATGATGGTCAAGGACAAGTCTGACCTTGTTTATGGCCTTATTAAAAACATTTGCTACGCTTGTAGCTATCCCGATAGCAAGGATTATACGGTAGACGTGGATGATATTTTTGATTGTTGGAATCACGATTCTGCTGTATTGCTATATAATTTGGTATAATTATGTGATAAGTGGGTAAACAATTAGATAAGAGTAACTTAGGTTACTTAGATTTGGAATTTCAATATAAACTCGTAAAGATTTTTGTTGAAGAACCAAGATTTTTTGAAGATATCGCATCAATTGTTGACCAAAACGCATTTACTGACGCATTGCTTAGAACTTTTGTAGGCACAATTAAAGATTACTACAAAAATGAAAATGTAATGCCATCTTACGAAGTCATTGGGTTTTTGCTGAATCAAAAGGCAAAAACCCAAAATGATTTAGATGAGTGGAATGCGCTCATTAAAAAACTTAAATTTGAAACAAGTTATGAGGGTTATACAATTGTAAAAGAAACAGCTTTACGATTTTTTAAGCAACAAAACTTAATTAAGGTTGCTAATAAAATTCTTGAAATTGCGGGAAAAGGTGATATTGACCGTTATGAGGAATGCCAAAGAATGTTAGACGAGGCGGCAATGGCCGGACAGGATGAGGATTTTGGGTATAACATTTATGAAATGATGGATAAAGCATTGGCAAATGATTATACTGTTTCCATTCCGACAGGCGTAAGCGTTCTTGACGATGTTCTTGGCGGAGGCCTTGATAAAGGAAAATTAGGTCTTATAATTGCGCCGGCTGGCTTCGGTAAAACAACATTCACAACAGCAATATGTTCATATGCAGCATCGTTTAAATGCGATATGAATAACAATAATGGTTATAAAGTGTTGCAGATATATTTTGAAGACGATGATGTTGATATAACAAGAAAACACTATTCAAGGATTACAGGGTGGGAAGCTAGGACAATGAAAAGGCTTTCGACCCAAGATAGGGATGAAGTACAAGAATGGCTAAATAACTTTGAAGACAAGGAAGCGCTTAAAAACAACCTTAGGCTGAAACATTTCAAGACAGGGACAAAAAGTGCAAGCGATATTGAAATCTTTGTCAGAAGATTAATTAACACAGGATTTAAACCTGATTTGATTTCAATAGACTATTTCGAATGTCTTGCGCCTGAAAAGGGTGGATATTCAACTGACACAGAGTGGACACGTGAAGGTGTTACTATGAGAAAGTTGGAGAATATGGCACATGACCTTGATTGTGCAATTTGGATTCCTACACAGGGTACAAAAGATAGCATGAATAGTCCTGATGTCGTTAGAATGGACCAAGCAAGCGGTTCTGCAAAAAAAGTACACGTTGCACAGTTAATTCTTTCAATAGCAAGAGCGATTGGTGATATAGATAAGAACAAAGCGGTAATTTCTGTTCTAAAAAATCGTTCAGGAAAGTCAGGAAAAATATTCAATAATGTAAAATTCGATAATGGAACAAGTACTATTTCTTGTGACGAGGTTCAAGAGTTTGATGATTCCCTTGCTTGGGATGAAAAAGCGGCTGAACTTCAACAACAGCAAACCACGAAATTATTTAGGGAAATAAATTCTAAAAAGGATGAAATAATTTCGCAAAAAACTGATAATAAAGATATTGGAGAAGGTAATTTTGTTGGAGTAATAAAGCCAAATGATAATTTTTAAAAAAAATATGGGGCTTTTTCAAACAAAATGAAAAAGCCTCTTATTTATTAAAATAAGAAAAGATTTAAGATATGAATGTAAGAAAAAGTAATAATTCTTTAGAAGAATTTGACAGAGAGAAAGTTAAGAATGGTATTTGTAAAGCATATGAGGCTACTGGCGAAGAATGTGATGAATTAATCCTAGAGAGTATCGTCAATAGTCTTTTTCTTTATGACAATATCAGTAGTTCTGAAATTAGGAGACAGGTTGAAGATGCGCTTATGAGTGTTAATAAAAAGGTAGCAAAAGAATATTCGAGGTCTTATAATGAAAGTGTTCCAAGGAGAAAGAAAAACGATTTTATTCAAGCGTATATACACGCAAAGAATGCAGCAACCGGGTCAAAATTTGATTCAAACGCAAATGTTAGCAATAAAAACATTGTAACACTTGGTCAGGAATTGTATAAAGAAGACAATATTAAACAAAACAGGTACATTCTTTTTGATAAAATTAGGAAATTATATTCAAAGAAATTGGCTGAACAGTATATCAGCGACCTTGAAAGCCATGTTTTATACAAGCATGATGAGTCAGGTACGCCTGGGTATCCGTATTGCGTTGCTATTACAATGTATCCATTTCTTGTTGACGGATTAAAAGGCCTTGGTGGTGAATCAATAGCACCAACAGATTTAAAATCGTTCTGTGGGGAATTTATTAACCTTGTTTACTCTGTTTCCTCACAATTTATGGGTGCTGTTGCAACTCCTGAATTTTTAATGTATATGGATTATTTCATCAGAAAAGATTATGGTGAGGATTATATTAATAGGGTTGATG